ATTAGTGCCTCAAACAAGGTTAGAAACACGAATAGAATATAAGCTACAAAGAGACACTTTAAGAATGATCACAAGAGTAGAAGTACAAAAGGCAAAAGCTGAAGTCAAAGCCAATAAAAGACCTAACTGGTGGCTTATGTTAATTTGCGTTTGTGTTTTTATAGGGGTTGTGTATATAGCAGGGCGTTTAATTAACAAAGTTTTATGATAAAGAGGCACGGAAAGAATGTCCACGAAATATTGATAGAGGGAAAGGAAGCGAAAATAGCTATGCTTTCCGATATCCATTGGGACAATCCAAAGTGCGACAGAGTTCTATTAAAGAAGCATTTAGATTTTTGTAAAAAAGAAAACATTCCTGTTATGATTAACGGAGATTTATTCTGCTTGATGCAAGGAAGAGGCGACAACAGGCGTAATAAATCGGATATACTTCCAGAACACAACAACGCAAGATATTTAGATTCAGTAGTAGAAACGGCAGTAGAATGGTTTACGCCTTATGCAGATATCCTTACTGTGATAGGCTACGGAAACCACGAAACTGGAATAATCAAATATCAAGAGACAGACATCTTACAAAGATTCGTAGACTTACTTAATTTGAAGTGTCATTCAAAAGTGCATACAGGGGGTTATGGTGGCTGGCTTATCTTAAAACTAAAAGAACATACAAAGCTTGTAACAGTTAAAATAAAATATTTTCACGGAAGCGGAGGCGGAGGCGTAGTTACAAAGGGGGCATTAAACTTAACGAGAGGACTGGAAATAATGGAGGGCGCAGATGTGTTTGCTATGGGACACATCCACGAAAACGCTGCAAGGAATGATGTAAGAGACTGCTTAACGCATAATGGACATAAAGGATACTACGTTAAACATAAAGCTATACACTTAATGATTACAGGCTGCTACAAAGAAGAGTACGGCGATGGCTCGAAAGGCTGGCACGTTGAAAGAGGCGCACCAATTAAACCTATTGGAGGACGTATGCTTACTATAAAAACGGAGCGAAGTCGTAAAAATGGAGTCGATGAAGTAGTTAAAAACATAGATTCGTACAGAATATTCTAAAAAACTTTCATTTATAACTTATTGATTTACAAGTAAATACAAATTATTTGTAACTTTCTTTGTTAATAACTTGTATAAATTGTTGATTAACTCAATATTATATGTATATTTGTGTATACAATTATTCACTAACACTTAAAAAAATGGAATTTAATAAAGAAGTAAACGAGTTAATATTAAAAGGTGGTAAAATGGTTCACAATGAAACGTACACAAGCACAACGTATTTAATGAGAATGCCTAAAGGAAGCTATATTCAAGATTACCGAGATGGACAAGAAAATAATTATTTTGAATTTGTTGTTATAGGCGATTTGTCAAATAACGGAATTTTAGTAGTAGAATCTTACCATAACAATACATTGAGAGGTGCTAAGAAAATAATGAATGAAAGCCACTTAGAAAAATGTGCGAGAATTTGGAGAAAAGAAAATAAATAACAACAGGCGCAGAAATGCGCCTTTTTTAATACACTTAAAAAAATGAATAGACGAGAAAAAATAGAATGCCTTTTAGAGATTCAAGAAGCAGTTGAATACTTTGAACGTAAAATAGAATTTAGGCAGGAGAGTATAGATGGCTTTGCAGGACACTTTAAAGACATACGAGACAAATACACGAATAACATAGACACATACGAAATGTGTATAGATAGATTAAACGAGAGATTCAGCAAACAATTATTTGCAATTCGCAAATCACAAACTAAAAACAAATAGATTATGGAAGAGAAAGAAACAAAAAGAATGCACGACATTAATACGTTTATGTCTACAAAAGACAACGAGACGTATCTTGTAGGAAAAGACGAATACGGAAAAGACTTTACAATGATTTTCGATACGATTGAGTTGTTAGAATGGCTTGATGTAAAGTATATGAAGAACCAGAGTAAGAAATACATTAACAACTTAAATAAATAGATTATGAAAAAAGAAGAAAGAAGAGAAGCTAAAAAAGAGTTACTATTGGGGTTCGTGTTTATGACAGTAGTATTTATGTTTTATTATATAGGAGTAAATGTATTATGAATTACGAAATAGAAATAGATAGTAAAGACGATGAGTTAGTAGTTTTCTATATTGAGGATACGCCTTACGAAGTAGAAATAGATACGGAGATAGGCACGGAGACTTATCCAGTAAGCTTTAACTCTTTTAGTGATAAGATCACTTACGCAGAAGCAGACACAATTTACTACAGGGTTAAAGAAGAAACTTTATATTGTGATGGAGTTTGCTATTATGACCCTTCAGATTTATGTAAACAACTTGAACAAATTTTAAACAATGGATAGATTTAGAGTAGACTGGTGGGACAATTTCAACGATGAATTGTACTGCAATTATTTAATACGAAAAAACGAATATATGAACACTTACAAAATTACATACAGATACTATAAAGGAGTTAACACGGATGCAGAAATGTGTCAAGCTATTAAATACATTCAAGCTGAAGACAGGCAAGAAGCTATAAAGCTTTTTGATATGTGGGAAAAGCTAATTATAAGCATTGAGAAAGTATGAAGATATTCGAATACATTTACACACTTTTAATAACTTGGATTTATGGAAGACTTGATTGAAAAAGTAGAAGAAAAAATTAAAGAGGATGCCTTAAATAGTAAAACAAGGAGTAGAACAGTTGTTTACAAAAGGCATTACTTGTATTATCTGCTGCGAAAACACGGAATGACATTCACTAAAATAGGCGTATTATTTGGAAAGAATCACGCTACAGTTATTCACGGAAGAAAGACTTATATTAATTTAACAAAGACCAGAGATAAGTTCTTGATCAATTGCTTACAGGAATACTTAATACATTTCGAAAATTATGATATTGAAGAACTTGAATTCAGTATACTATACGATATTGAAAACGCAACCAGTTGGAGAGATATTGCACAGATAAGAAAAAGAATTAAAAATAAATCCTATAAAGAATTAAAATGATAGACTATCAAGAAAGAATGACAAAAAAATATGGAAGTGCTAAAAAACGTTTTGAAAAAATAAATCCAAGATATTTACGAAAAGAACATTTACATATAGATTATAATAATGTTATAACAATAAAAGAAAATACACCAATTAGTTATTGGGATATGACAAAAGCAATAATAAAAGAAATAGAAATAAATGGAGAAATTTATAGCAAAGTTATAAAAGAAAGTAAGGCAGAGCAGTTTTATGGGTTTATTGAACAAGACAAAAAAGATTGTTATGAATATGAATTTGGATTACTTGATTTAAAGTATAAATTTATTAAATATTATTTGCCTGGACATAGTAGTCAATCTTTATATCTACATCCTACAAGTGAAAATAATTACGTTAATTATATATATCATTTATTCAAATGGGGGTTTTTAGATAATAAAATATTGAATGTTGAGTTCGGAAAATTTAGCGATCACGGATATATTTACAAAGATTCCTTAAAAGAAGATATTGAAAACAAGACAACAAAAGACATAAAAATTAGAATACTTTTGGAAAGTTATGGTTGGAGAAATGCTATTAAATATGAAATAAGTTTAGATACATTTTTTCAAATAGACTACAAAAAAATCAAAAAATATGCTTATGACTATGTAGAGTTTTTTAAAAAAATGCATTTGGATTTAAAAAATACAAATTATGCAGAAAGAATTTGGTGGCACGAAAGAAAATTACAAGATGTAAAAGAAGCAAAAAGAGCAGTAGAATTAATGAAAGCAAATGAACATTTATTTGTTGAACGAATGGAGCAAACAGAATATGTAAGACCAAAATCAAAGTGCTATATACTTAAAGACCATAATACTGGCTTATACAAAATAGGTAAATCTGTTAATCCTGTTTTTAGAGAAAAAACGTTGCAATCAGAAAAACCAACAATAGAAGCCGTAAAAATATTTAAGCAAAATCACGAAGATGAATTGCATAAAAAATATAATAAACACAGAGTAAGGGGGGAATGGTTTAAATTAAATAAAATACAGTTGAAATATATTTGTAGAACTTACGCATAATTTATTATATTTGTATGTCGGTGGGACAATCAAGATTTTTAAGTGTTACGTTAGTAAGAGTCCCACCCTCTGAAAGCGTAGCACTTTTTTTTTAACTAAAATTTATGGCGGAAAACAAGAAAAGCTTTTTACTCTATTGTGATTTAATCCACACAGTAAAGAAGCTGAATGATGAACAGGCAGGTAAACTGTTTAAACACGTTTTAGAGTACGTTAATGACTTTAATCCAGTAACTGAAGACATTATAACAGATTTATGTTTTGAGCCAATTAAACAAAACTTAAAAAGAGACCTGCGTAAATACGAAAGTACTTGTGAAAAAAGAAGTGAGGCAGGTAAAAAAGGAATGCAAAAGAGATGGGGAAAAGATAACAAGGATAACAAAAATAACAAGTGTTATAAACCTATAACAAACATAACTGATAAAGATATAGATATAGATAAAGAGAAAGATATATACAGAAGCTTCGCTCATTTGTCTATTTCAGAAAAGGAGTTTAAGAAATTAGAAGTAGATTATACTAAACAACAAATAGATAGTGTTCTGGATGCAATAGAAAACTTTAAGAAAAACACGAATTATAAAAGTTTATATTTGACTGCAAAGAATTGGCTAAAGAAATTACCGAAAGACGAACACGAAGATAAATTAACTAAACAAGCTAAAAGACTGGGATATGTTAAGTAAAGGAATACACACTAAATATTTATTAGATTATAAACACGGAAGAATAAAGCAGGGATTAGAGATAGGATGTGCTTTAGATGATCACATAGTTTTTAAGCCTAAACAACTAAATATTATTTTAGGACACGACAATGTAGGGAAAAGCTATTTCGTGTTTTGGTACTTTCTTACTCTTGCACTTAAACACGATTTAAAGTTTTGTTTATGGGCAGGAGAAAACCAGTACGGACAAATTATGAGGGACTTGATACAGATGTATACAGGGATTCCTTTTAAAGAATTAGACGATAAACACATAACAAGCTATTCAACTTTTTTAGAGCAGTACTTTGATTTCATAGACAACAGTAAACTATATACACCAAAAGAGTTATTAGAGGAGTTTAGAAAAACGGATGCTGATTGTTGTTTAATAGATCCGTTTACTGGATTAAGCAGAGAGTATGGGTACGAAGGAAATTATGAGTTTCTAAATATGGCGAGGCAGTTTGTAAACGAAACAGGAAAAACTATTTACATAAACACACATCCTACAAGTGAAAGCGGAAGAGCAGGAAATTTATTTGCTAAAGGTCATATGTGGGAGGGACACTTAAAGCCTCCAATGGCTGCTTATGTTGAGGGCGGAAAATCTTTTTTGAATCGCTGCGACGATTTTATAACTATTCACAGACTCGTAAAACACGAAACTATGAAATATGTAACTTTGATAAGTGTAGATAAAATCAAAGACACGGATACAGGGGGAAAGCATACTTTATTAGATGAGTATATTTTTTGTGATTTTAACAGGGGTTTAGGATTTGAAATAGAGAGTGTAAACCCATTAAGTAAAGTAAGATGAATAGCGTAGAAATACTAAAAGCCAAAATAAATTTAAAGACAACTTTGTTAAAGCTTAAAATAAGCATAGAAGAAATACAAAGTAAACATCCAGAGCGCAAAGATTTATTAATAAGTATGTTAGATTCGCTTGACGATGTAGCACATTTTCAATCCGTTTTTATGGAGTTGGAAGACGAATATTTATTAGAGTGTAAAGCTACTTTTAGGCTACAGTTAATTATCGCACAACAAAAACACGAAATAGAAAAGCTAAAAGAAATAATAAACGATTCAAAAATAGAACTATAAATGCCGAGATGTAAAAACTGCAAGGAGAAGTTTGAAGCCGTACATTTCAATCAAAAGTATTGTTTTAAAAGTGAGTGCAGTAAAGTCTGGATAGAAAAAGCCAAAGCACAAAACTGGAAGAAAGAAAAGAAACAACTAAAAGACGAATTAGAAACAGTCCAAAGCCTCACTAAAAAGGCACAGAGATACTTCAACACGTACATTCGTGAACGTGACAAGGGTAAACTATGTATTTCGTGCGAAAAGCCGTTAGAACGCAAATTTGATGCAGGGCATTATTTTTCAAGTACACACAAAAATATTACATTCAACGAACTGAACGTACACGGACAATGCGTTTTTTGCAATCAGCACCAGCACGGCAACTTATTAAACTATCAAATAGGAATAGAAAGACGAATAGGAGCAGATGAATTAATAAAACTGCACGAAGAAGCACACAAGATAAGAAAGTACACAAGAGAAGAACTAAAAGATATAATAGAATTGTATAAACAAAAAAAGAAAGATGCAAGTAAGTGACGATATGATGGAATTAGCAAAAGTATGGAGTGATTTTAAAGGTAACAAGCACACGATTAGGAATGATCACACAAAATGGTTAGCTTCTAATTTAGCAGAAATTGCCTTTGCTAAAAAATATCCAGATGCGATAAGAATTAGCGACACGGATTATAACGCAGACTTTATTTTAAAAAACAAAAGAATTGACGTAAAAACTAAAGAAACAATATATAAAATAAAGCCAGATTTTCAAGTAGCTATTGAGGCAAGACAAATTGATTATAGAGTTGACTGGTATGCGTTTTATTCTTACAATCCAAAATTAGAACAGATATTTTTTTTAGGATGGAAAAGCAAACAAGACTATATAGAAGAAAGCTATTTAGTAAAAAAAGGGGAACTGGACAAGTTAAATAATTGGATAGCATTAAAAGATTGTTATAATTTAAAAGTAAGTAAGTTATTAAAATAATATTATTTGTATATACCTATATTATTGTTATATTTGTGTACACAATTAAAATTTATGATATGAAGAAAACAATAATCGAAAGACTGGCGATAATCCAGCAAGAGTTAAAAGCTCCAAAGAATCAGTTTAATAAATTCGGCAACTACAAGTATCGTTCGTGCGAGGATATTATGGAAGCAGTTAAGCCATTACTTAACGGATTGGTATTGAATCTTACTGACGAAGTAAAAGAGGCAGCAGGTTATATGTATGTTGAAGCGACTGCAATGATAACAGACGGTGACAAGATGCAGGCGGTTAAAGCACAGGCAGGAATTAATCCAGATAGAAAAGGAATGGACATAGCCCAGTCGTTTGGAAGTAGCAGCTCTTATGCTCGTAAATATGCCTTGAATGGCTTATTTTTGATAGACGACAATCGAGATAGTGACGCTACAAACACACACGGCAAGGATGAGCCAAAGAAAAAAACGAAGAAAAAAATAACTACTTCAAGATTCGAAGAAGCTATAGTAGCCATTCAAGATGGGCGTTACTCAAAGGACGAATTAAAAACGAAGTTCGAATTAACAAGCCTACAGTCTAAAGCTTTAGAGTTATGTTGAAGATTAGATGTAGTGCGTTAGGCAAAATAATGACTAACTCACGAAGCAAGTCTGAAGTATTGAGTAAGACTTGTAAGACGTACTTACAGGAGTTAGCTATAGAAGAGATGTACGGCATTAAAAAAGAGTTCTCCAGTAGATACACGGATAAAGGAAATATCGTAGAACGAGAGGCGATAGATTTAGCACAGGAGAATCTTGACTTTGGCTTTATGTATAAGAACGAAGAACACTTTAACAATGATTACTTGACAGGAACGCCAGACGTAAACACGGACTCCATTTTATTAGATGTTAAGAGCAGCTACGATGGAACTACATTCCCTTGGTTTGCTACGGAGATTCCAAACAAAGACTACTATTTTCAGTTGATGGGCTATATGGCTTTATGTAACAAAAGAAAATCAATTCTTGCTTATTGCCTTATAAACACACCGAGCGAAATTGTAGAAGATGAAGTAAGGAGGGCGCATTGGAGCAGTCACTTGATAGATGAAAGCGAAGAGTTAAGAGCAGAAGTAGAAGCGAAGCACAACTTTGATCATATACCTGCAGAAAAACGAATCAAAACATTCGACATAAAGTACGATAAGGATGTAGTAAAAGCAATCTACGATAGAATAAAAGAGTGCAGAGAATATTACAAAACTTTAATAGATGAAAACAGATAAATTAATTTTAGACGCTTGTTGTGGTGGTAGAATGTTTTGGTATGATAAAGAAAACAAAAGTGCTTTATTTATGGATAAACGAA